CAAGAAAGCAAGCAATAAACGTGCCAGGTAGCAATATTAAGGACTTACTTCCTCAACAACTCCTGATAATCCGCTTGACAAGTGATCTCTTTCTCAAGATGTGGCCACTTATTTACCGCTAATCTGTATACTCGCCTATACAGCCACACATGATATGGCACCACTACCTTATTTAAAAGCTGAGCCACATATCGACCGTATCTACAGTCAAGCTGCCATAACCATTGAGGATATCTATTAAAGCAGTGTCCTGGGTGAGTAATGCAGTGAATTTGGTGCCAGCCAAGGTTACAATACACTCTTACCGTCCCCCACTTCTCTTTGTACTGCCTAACATCGATTCTGCCCCACTTTCGGAGATTAGTACCGATGTATTCCGCAGCAGCATCAATTCCGCTCCAATCTACGCTCTCATCACTCCAGTTGTGCATGACTACCTCAATGCTTTCATTATTTCTCGCCTATAGTGTAGTGACGGGGTAAGGGGTACCACATTCGAAGCAAGTGATCATATTTTCTCCTTAGTCACTTTAGCTATTTCTCGCCTGATAAGCTGATTGTTCACCGCAATGGCGTCCGCGTGCTCTGACATAGTGTAGTGACGGGGTAAGGGGTACTTTTGCTCAGACACGGCCAATTCCGGCACGCTGGAGAAGAGAAAACAGCAAGACGCGGCCGGATTGAGCCTAAGTGTGTGCTTTACAGTGTAAGCACGACCCTGCACCGTAATAGTGCGTAATGTCACGCTAATTGTGAGCCATTTCTTAGTTTTCACGGCGTATGATCCGTACCCTCTTCAATAAACACGGGGCACTGAATTTGTTTACGATCTGGGTGCATTGCTCGCCATACAATCAACTTACCGCTTAGCTGTTTCGCGTAATCACGGATCACTTGTGCTTCTGTATAGCCATTACCATAGGCCCCTACAAGCATACATCCATCCTTCACCTCAACGTGGGAGAGGTGACCGTACAACGAAGGCAACGTTGTTCCGACCGAGCGCTCAAAGAACTCCATCGTCATGTTATGCTTCTCTGCAAACTCCTGTAGGGTGCAGCGCTCGTGATAGTGTCTGATGATTTTCATGGCTTAGTCTCCTACTGTATTCTCATCACACTCTTCGTATGTCTCACCCCTCGCGTAGTCATCAAACATCGCATCTACCGACTCCTTCGTCAGCGGCGACACGACGTGCGGATACATGATGTCATCTCCGTCACAACTGTGCGACAGGTCGAGCATACAATGCCCAAGCTCGTGGAACACGAGGCGGTCCAGCACCTCACCAGTGCCCTCACGCTTTATCCTCACGATCCGATAGGTGTAGAGCCGCGGCATCGTTGACTCCCACGTCTCACAGGTTCCGATCACGTCTTGCCCAAGATCCTTATCGGTCCACACGATCTGTCGCACGTTGCGCTTAGGTACTAGCTTCCGTGACGCAAGCTCCTGGATGAACTTCAGATAATAGGGGTACAGCTCAGGAGAAGCGTTTGACGGTGCGGGGTAGAGGAGATCTTCAGTGCCGCACGAGACGGTCAGCGCAAAGATGAGGATAATTTTAGAGAGGAACTTCATTTGTCGCTCGTGACACATGGGTTATCGCACTGAGCACAGCCACCATCACAGGATGCAGGAATCATCCCGTTCTCTCGATTCGCCTCTTCCTTTTCTTCGTCAATAAGATCAAGACGCGCCTCAAGAGGGACGGAAAACCCCACCGCACGGAGAAAAAGTACAAACTCCTCTAAGACCTCCGTCAACGAGTTGTCGTTGGTAGGGAGCGTCATCTCCACAATAGTGCGCCGATCAGCTTGATGTGTAAAAGTAAAACTCACATTTCCCTCCGTTCTAGCTTATAGGATCTCACTTCACTACGCTGTGCAATGTCTCCAAGAAGTTGCTCAAATCCTAGAGTCATTTCAGGTACTTTTACGGCAAGGTCGATCAACTGGCGAAGTTCGTTTTCGGCAGTAAAACCGTCAAGGCCCAGTACGCGCACGATGACGTCAATCTGCTCAGACGGCAACGCGACACAGTCCGACCCAAGACCCACGCATCGCTCCACGAACGCATCAAAATCACCTTCGACCTCGGCGTAGAACTCCCCAAACATATTGTGATCTGAGGCGAAGCACGCCCCCGACGCCAGGTGATGCTTGCAGTGGTAGTCGAGTTGCATGGCGCGAAGGTGCCCCGCGAGTGCGATAAACAGGGTCTCAGTTTTCATCTTCATCCTCACTTTCGTCTTCGATTACACCTTCAGAGTGCCATATTTTATCCAACTCTCCCTCAACGGAGACCGCTACTTCCAGCTCGTAAAGCAGGTCGGCCATTGTAGCCGCACGCACGTCAAGGTGCGGAAGCTCATCTACGAAGGCGACAAGGCCCTCTCCGTCCACTGCATACACATCTACCGCATGTCCGTATACCACAACCGTTTTGATAAATCCGCCGGAGGTCATGTGCTAGTCCTTCTTGTCCTGAATGATACCGTGCGATTTATAACCGTCTTTTGCCCATCCTGGCCCGCTAAGGTGAAATCCACCACCGCCTGAAATCACCGACTCCATCAGCTCACCACACTCCCCGCAGATGTGCGCGACTTTCCCATGCTCGCTCATCTTTTCGTCAATGTCAAGCTTAGCGCCACATCGGCACTTGAATTCGTACACCATGTTTACTTCAACCTTCGGTCATTAAGGAGGAAACGTAAAGTGGAATCCAGTCGCTCCAGGTCTATCGTGTGCCTTTCTGATATCGTTTTAAGACGTTGTAGGTCCGCGCGGTTATCGTAAGCAACCCTGACTCGATATTTCCAGCTTCGTAGTGCATCCAGTGGCTCCAGCAGTAGACCCCACAATCTTTTGCACCAGTCGCTCATTCCTGAACCTCCGGCAACGTCACCTCACCCCTTAGCATACTCTCAAGCAACAGCTTGCACTCTTCCCGTCCGCGCGCCGTAAGTGACTCCGTGGTGCGCTTGATCTCTTGATACTGCTGACGAGTCCAACCGCTCTTTCGCGCCACACGGCGAAGCACTTTAGCCATTTTCTCGTTCATTCCGCTTCTCCTTATCAATCGCTCGTAACTGTTTTCTACGCAGCACCTGTCGCGCCTCTGCGGTGTACACCGTGCGTACCCAAACGCTCCCACTCCCACGACTCCCGTACACGTCCCAGTAGGTAATGCCCGGAAACATCACTTCCATCCAGCGACGCGCGGTGACCTCTACAAACCGTTCTGCTCTCCAAGCCGTGGCGATGTAGGTCTTCAACTCCTTGATCGTCATATCCTCAAGCGCCCGCGGGGAGTGGAATACCTTGAACACCCCTGTATCGTAACAGAACTGGTGCGCCGCTTCATGAAGTATTGCACTGATAAATCGCCCCTTTGATACATGCTTCGTCAGTACCTTGGGGTTGAGCGTAATTTCCCGGTCCTCAACTGAGCAGGCAGCCTCGGTATCCTTCTCCAGTGTCTTATCAAACACAATACGCATGTCAAACTTCCGCGCTAGGCGTCGCATAATGTTACGTCTGACGCGGGGGGTGATCATCAGTGCGCCTGCTTACCTGCTTCACCAATCTTAGCATACAGCTCAAGTGCTCGGCGCACAAGGCCTGTAAGGGTAGTACCGTCGCGAGTCGCCAAGTCCTTGAGTAGCTTACGCTCTTCGGCGGAGAGACTCAACAAGGTCATCGGGGTTTTCTTTTCGTCAGCCATTTCGCACCTCCTCAACTACTATATCAAGTCCGATCCAAAAGTCAAGCTTCTTATCGGTAGAACGAGAGGAAACTTTAGTAAGCTTATGAGCACACATATCTAGCGTACGAGTATGCGTATAGGCACAATTACATAACTTTCGCCGCTTTTGGTAAGTGAACTAAGTAGGCGTTACGCAAGATTTTACACAGATACCCCTTGACATATAAAAAAGAGTGTGAGACCATTCTTGCATCTTCTGGCCTTCGGCCCGATAAGCGTACTCGCTTGAGAGGGTCGAGTCGGCGCCTCCGGTAGCGCCGTCGATAGCTTATCTACTTAATATAGTAGTATAGAGGAGGGGTATGGGGAGGAGATGTTTTTGTGCTGTGTGCTAGTAGACATTTTCTCAAGATAATGTCCGATTTCATTCATAACTTGACAAAAGCCGTAAGCCTGTGGTATACTTAGATCTTGGGTGGCATCCCGTCACCCCCAATAAGCAAGGAGACCTCCCGATGAGCGATACCCAGGCCCTCACCGCCCGCTTCAATCAACTTGCTCATGAATTTGGTGTTCTGACCTTCAAGGCCGACCGTGTCAAAGCGGAAATGGCTAAGATTAGTACTCTCCTCATCCAGATCGAAACGCAGGAGCGCGCAGCCGCTGCTGATAAAGCTTTGGCCGAGCAGCAGGCCCGAGAAGCGGAGCAAAAAACCGGTGAGTAACAATCCCTTTATCGTACGTCAAGCTACACCTGACGACGTGAGCTTCCTCTTCTCCTCTTGGCTGAAGTCGTTCCGTGACGCGGCCTCAGTGAAGGGAGTTCCGTCAGGCCTATACTATCCCTGTCAACACGCCGTGATTGAGGCTATTCTCCAGCGGAAGTGCTGTACGGCTTTGATCGCGTGCGACCCTGAGGACCCGTCACAGATCTTCGGCTATGTCGTGGCAGAGTATGTTACTGACGGGCTTGTGATCCACTTCACCTACACTAAGTTCAACATGCGAAATCTCGGTATCGCCAAGGCTCTCGTGACGACCTTGGTAGTGCCGACGATCAAGTTTGTGCAGTTCAGTCATCGTACAAGAGCCGTGGACACCTTGGACAGCAAGCTTTCTGCGGCGGGCTTTGTTTTCAACCCATTTTCGAGGTAAGTATGAGTAAAGGTAATTTTGAGATCATCCGTGTGAAGCTGAACTGTTCAGTGGATGTTGCCAGTGTGCCTGAGACATATTTCGACAACAAGAAGCACGACATTCGACTGACTCAGGACCCGCGGTTCATTAGCATTGAGTCGAAGACGATGACTAAGTTCCCGCCGACGCTGGTGCCTTTGACAAACGTTGCGTACATGTTCTGCGTGACTGTGAAAGAGGATGAGCCTAAGGAGAAGAGTAAGAAGTAATGTTTCAGCGTAGAATGATAGATCAGATTGAGGCCATCATGCGCTCCAGGGCAAAGGACGAACTTGCCCGTCGCCGGGGTGACTTCAAGCCCGTTCTACCAATCTCGCTTAGCCCCGAGCAGGAAGCCTTTATCAAGGACCCCAGCGTGCGCAAGGTGGGGCGATGTGGGCGCCGCGCGGGTAAGAGTACCACCATGTTGGTGTACTTTGTCCTCACCATGCTCAACAAGCCTAACGCTAAGTGTCTGTACCTTGCGTTGACCCGTGACCAAGCCAAGGCCATTGCGTGGGAACCGATGATTGCTCTGTTGCGCGCGGCGGGGATTCGCCACACGGCGGCTAAGAGTGAGCTTAAAATTACCTTACATAACGGCAGCTTCCTTAGACTGTTCGGTGCGGACAGTGACAAGGCTAAGAACCGCCTGCTTGGTCAGCCGTGGGACCTGGTGTGCGCGGACGAATGTGCCTACGTAAACGACGTCGATGAACTGATCACCCGCGTCATCGAGCCCTCACTAATGGACTACGGCGGGACCATCTGCCTCACCTCGTCACCTCCGCCTGCTTTCCAAGGGCTGTTCTTCGAGGCCGACCAGGGGAGCCTTAAGAAGCACTGGTCGCAGCATCACTGGACCATCAGAGAGAACCCGTTCTTTGCGGGGCGCGCCGACAAGCTGTTGGCGGACGTGATCGAGACTAAGTTTGGCGGCAACCCTAACCATCCGACATATCGACGAGAATACCTTGGGGAGTGGGTCGCCAATAGTTCTGACTGTATCTATCCGGTTAGTGAGCGTAATCTGATTGATGAGCTCACGGCTACCCCTCAAGGTGTTAGCTCTTGGCATGTCCTTGGGCTCGACCTGGGCCTGCGCGACCCTAATGCGGTCTCAGTACTTGAGGCGCGAGAGGATAGTCGCGAGGTGATTGAGAAGGAGTCGTGGGCAGAGGCGGGCATTACTGTCGATCAGCTTGCAGGAGTGCTCAACTCCTTTTACCAAAAATACAACCCTATCGCTATCGTAGCGGATACAGGTGGTTACGGCGCGGGTATCGTCAACGAGCTGCGCCACCGTTACCACCTAAACATCGTGGCGGCTGATAAGCGCGATAAGGGATTCTACCAAGAGATCGTGAAAGCAGACATGCTTTCGGGCTACATCAAGTTCCTTAAGGGCTCCGGCACGGTGGGGGAGATGAGACTATTGGTACGAGACGTCAAGACGGGGCAGGAGGACGAGCGTTGTGCGAATCACCGCTCAGACGCCTTCCTCTACGGCTACCGTCATATCTACAACCGGCACCTGAAGCATTTTCAGAAGCCGGAGACCTATGAAGATCTTATGTTAAAACAGTTAGTTGTGCGTAATGATCCTAACCGTCAAGATAAAGACCCTTGGGGAGAGTAACATGCCTTCTGACTATGCTAGTGTGTTTAGCCGATTTGATCGTGATTTTAAGTGGCCCGCGAAGCACCTTGCCGACCGGGATAAAATGATTAAAGAGTGGTGCGATAAAAACCGAAAGATCGTACTGAAACAAGTAGACTGGCGTCATGTGACACAGCTTAGAATTAAGGCGACCGTGAAGCTATTTTCACATGTTTTGGTCAGGCTTAAAGAGATCTGGACTCGTCGAGATATGCTGGGAATTAGCACAATTTATCGAGGGTAAAGCAATGACTTCTGACGAAATTAAGGACCTTGTGAAGTTCATGAAGGTGGAAGGTGTGGCGAGCTTTGAGGTTGCGGACATCAAGGTTAGCTTTGACCCGCGGGGGTTTGCTCCTGTGGTGAAGTTCAATAACCTGGAAGAGCTGAAGCAGTCTATTGCGGCTATTAAGGACGAGCAGGATAGAGCGCGACAGGAAGAGGAAGATCTTTTGTTCGCCTCGGCGACGTAAGGAGATGATATGTCAGGCGTTATGGGTAGCGAAGGTAATCCGTATTGTCAGCCATTCTGGTCGTACAACGCCTATGAGCCGGGTGTCAACAACTCGGTGTGGGAGCTTGTCACGAGATTGAACCGCTTTCAGTCCTACCGGCGGCTCACCAATGAGCGGTGCTTGCGACTCTACGGAGGCAGTAGCTGGATCAATCAGTCTCCCTACAGCTACATGCGCGGCGGTACGGTGTCCGTGCAAGGTGATGACCGTCCAAAATTCAACGTTGTTTCCTCATGTTGCGACACTATTTTCTCGCGCATTGCCAAGAATAAACCGCGTATTATTGCGCTCACGCAGCGTGGTGATGACGCACTTCGTCGCCGTGCCCAGAAACTTTCCCAGTTCATTCTCGGCATGATGAAGACGAAAGATGATAATAATAAGTGTGCCTACGATTACGCCCAGATGAACTTTAGAGACGGTACCTTATTTGACATTGGAGCCATGAAGATTTACCGCGAAGGCGGTAAGATCTGTTACGACCGCGTCCTTTCCAATGAGCTGTATGTGGACGAGGTTGATGCGGCTTACGGAGATCCTAGTCATATTCACCAGGCAAAGTACGTACTTAAGGACACGCTCAAGGCGATGTACCCAAAGAGTCAGCACCTCGCCATCGACCAGGCTGCGTATGTCTTTGAGGGTGAGGGACAGTTCGCCAGCAATACAGACACGCGGTACGCGATTGTGATTGAGTCATGGCATAAGCGCTCAGGCGAAAAGGCAAAGGATGGTCGGCATACTATCTGTCTCAGCAACACGGTACTGTTTGATGAGGAGTGGAACGGGGCGCGCTTCCCCTTCGTCTTCAGCCGCTGGTCGAAGCCTGTCATGGGTTTCTGGGGACAGGCGCTGGCGTACCGACTTATGGGTAAGCAGCTTGAGATTAATCAGATGCTCAAGTTTATTCAGGACTCTATGCGCTTGGGGTCGAGCTTCAAGGTGTTTCTTGAGCACGGCGCACGGGTTGTCAACGAGCACGTGAACAATCAGATCGGTGGTATCATTTACTACACCGGCACCAAGCCGGAATACACGGTCCCCCAGACGGTGCATCAGGAGTATTTCACGCACCTCAAGTGGCTTATCGAGTCCTCTTTCCAAGAAGCGGGTATCTCTGCCATGTCAGCGCAGAGCAAGAAGCCCGCGGGCGTCGAGGCGGCAGTCGCACTTCGTGAATTGCAGGATATCGAGAGTGAGCGCTTCTCTACGGTCGCGCAGGACTACGACGACATGCACGTTGAGATCGCCAAGCATATCGTAGCCTTGTGTAAGGAGATGCATGAAGCAGGTGAGAAGATCGAGGTGAAAGCCGAGAGTAGAAAGTTTGTGGATAAGATCAAGTGGAGTGAAGTGCAAATCGACGAGAACGATGTGGTGCTCCAGCTCTTCCCGACGTCCATGCTCCCGCACGACCCGGCAGGCCGTATCGCCTACGTCACGGAGCTGATGCAGTCCAACCTCATCGACCAGGATATGGGCTTGGCGTTGCTCGACTTCCCCGACGTGGAAGCGGCTCTGGACATTCGTAATGCTCCGATTCGCAGTATCGAGGCCGCTATCGAGAAGATCATCGACAAGGGCGAGTACGACCCGCCGGAACCGTTCATGAATCTTGAGCTAGGTCTGAAACTGTTCCAGGCACATTATCTGCACGCGAGAGACAACGAAGTGAAGGAAGAGCGACTTGAGCTTATGCGTAAGTGGATGGCGACTGCTAAGGCGATGATGGATAAGGCTGCGCAAGATCAGATGAATATGCAGGCTCAGGCACAGATGATGGCTCAGGCTCCGGCAGCCCCCGTGGCAGGTCCGGCAGTTAGTAAACAACTCGCACCGGCACCGCTGGTGTAACATGGCTTTTGTTAGAATATCCTCGGGAAACAAAACATGCCCTCGTTGTGGGGGCGTGTTTCCTAAAACAACTAAGTACTGGCACAGGTCAAACGCCCGGAGCGACGGCTGCTTCGGGTATTGTCGCGAGTGCTCTTTGAAAGAAAAAAGTAGCAAGTACAGCAGCATAAAAGATAGAGCGCGGTGGAGGATTATTAAGACGAAGTATAATCTGAGCCAGGAAGACTTCGATAGAATGTTCGAGGGGTGTGGGGGACGATGTATGATTTGTAAGAAATCTTTTTCCTCGGAGCGTCGAAGCACTACCCCCCATATTGACCATGACCACGAAACAGGAGAGGTTCGAGGTTTGCTATGTGGCCCGTGTAATTCAGGACTTGGGTACTTCAAGGACTCTCCCGAGTCCCTTAGGGAGGCTGTGCGGTACCTCGAAGCCGTTATAAAAAGTAGTAACTAAATCTGACTAGGTTCTTACAAAGGAGAGACAAATGCCCGATATTCTTGAAATCTTCAACGCGCAACAGGCCGCCGCCGCGGCTCCGACTCCCGAGGCAGCTCCGGCTCCGGCCGCCGCTCCTGTCCCCACCGGTAACATCTCCGCGGTGGAAGCTAATGGGGTCGAGAATCCCGTGGACAACGGAAAGACCGGAGCCGAAAATGAGGCCGCTGCGAAGGCGGAAACGGCTCCTCCTGCTCCGGAAGCACCCAAGACTGAGGAGACCCCTCCCCCGACACCTGAAGCAGCCCCAGCGGCCCCTGAGGTGAAGCAAGATAGCTTTGCTAAGCGGTTTGCGATGGCGGCACAGATGGAAAAGGAACTCAGACGACGGGAGCTTGACTTGCAGAAGAGGGAAGCTGAGCTTAAGCGCGCCCCGGTCGCCCCGCCTCCGGCTGCACCCGCCTCTAGGATCGACCCGAAGCGACAACCACTGTCCTTCCTTCACGAGCATGGTCTGTCGGTGCAGGACGTGCAAGAGGCACTGCTGCGTGGGGAGAAGGCACCTGAGGTTGACCCGTTGGCGGAGCGTCTCGCCCCTCTTCAGCAAGCAGCGGCTGAGTTGCAGGCGCTGAAAGCAGACCTGGCCAAGCGCGATGCGGAGTCCGCGCAGAAGACGCTTGAGTTACAAGTGTCTGGAGTGAAACAGGAAATCGCGAGAATGGCGAACGCGGACGGGTATGACCTCGTAGCGTCGATGGGCGACTTCGGGGTGAATACGGTCTTTGAAACCATGCAGCAGTACTACCAGACATACGAAAAGATCTTGACATATCAAGAGGCTTGTGCTATCGTAGAAGATGACTTCGAGACTCGGTTTTTGCCTAGACTGGCTGAGAGCAAGAAGGTTAAGGCGAAGATCGTTGTTCCAAGTTCCGCCCCTGTGGTGAGCGCGCAATCTGCACCGGCAGCCCCTGCCAAAGCGAGTCCTACCCTTACGAACAAGCAAGGTTCGCAACCTAACGCTAATCCAGACCCGAAGACAATGTCGCGTGATGAGTATATTGATTATCTCGCGCGCAATATGGTAAAATCACAGTAACATTGAAAGGTTACTAAAATGACGGCTCTTGATATCTCCGGTGCATTGAATGCACTGAAAACCTTCTACTCGAAGGATCGTATTGAAGCTCTCGTGTACCGCGACCGCCCTCTGTTCGCGATGCTCGACAAGAAAACTGACTTCGTCGGCGACAAGTACAAAGTCCCGATGATCGTTGCCCGTCCTCAGGGTATTGGCTCGACGTTTGCCACGGCGCAGACGAACAAGACCCCGACCAACTACCAGGCGTTCTACCTTGAGCGAGTGAAGCACTACGCTCTTGCGTCGATCACGACTGAAGCGGTCTTGGCTTCGCAGAACGACGCGGGCGCTTTCCTGCGCTTGGCGACTGGCGAAATCGACGGCGCTATCGACGGCTTGACCCGCGTTATCGCTCGTCAGTGCTACGGCGACAGCTCGGCTTCTCTCGCGCAAGTCGGCAGCATCACGACCGCAGCGGCTGGTGTTGTGACGTTGAAGGACCCGGAAGATGTGGTGGCGTTTGAAGTGGGTCAGGTTTTGGTTTGCCACTCGGCTAAGTCGGGCGGATCGGCCCGTAACTGGGGCGCTGGCGCGACCACGACCATCGTCGGAATCGACCGTAATGCCGGTACGTTGACTGTTGGCGCGACCAACGGCGGCGCACTTGACATCGTGCCGAACGACTTCTTGTTCATCAGCGGCGACCGTGGATTTGGAATTTCGGGCCTTATGGCCTGGGTACCGGCCTCTGCTCCGTCGTCTGCTTCGTTCTTCGGAATGGACCGCACGGTTGACGCAACCCGTATGGCGGGTCAGCGCATTGACTGCTCGGCTCTCCCGATTGAAGAAGCCCTCATCGTTGCCGCCCGCAAGGTTGGCCGCGAAGGTGGACAGCCCTCGCACTGCTTCTTGAGCTTCGACAAGTACGCGGCTCTTGAGAAGTCGTTGGGAACGAAGGTTCGTTATTCCGAGCACAAGGTCGGGGAACTCTCCTTCCAGTCGATCAAGGTCAATGGACCGAAGGGTGACATTGCGGTTCTCGCGGACCAGGATGCCCCGAACACCAACGGTTTCATGCTTGATCTCAAACAGTGGTCGCTGTACAGCCTCGGTCCCGCCGTGCAGATCTTGGATCTTGACGGCAATAAGTTTTTGAGAGAGAGTTCTGCGGACGCGATGGAAATTCGCGTAGGCAGCTTCCTCAATATCGGCTGTAGAGCCCCAGGATTTAACGCAAATTTGATCTTCTAGTCATAGCTGCTAGGCAGTGGAAAGGCCCCTCTTCGGAGGGGTTTTTCTTTACCTATTTTTCACGATTTAGCTGGCAATTATTTACGATTTATGTTAAAGTATTCTAGTGAGGTGCCGATAAGGTTATTGGAGGTGCGGTATGGTGGTTTACGGAGTCAAGCGCAAAGAAACCGGAGAGATTGTGTATGTCGGGCAGGCTGTGGACTTGAAGAAGCGTATAAGAACGCATAAGAGCGCCGCGCGCAATGACCCTAAGTGGCCAATAGGTAAGGCTTTCTCGAAGTACGGGTGGGTTAGCTTCGAGTTTGTGGTACTTGAGACTTCGGAATGTCGAGCCCAGCTCAACCTGTTCGAGATGGCACAAATAGCGAAGTACCGTCCTAAGTACAACATGACCAAGGGCGGTGCCGGGAAGGCCTCTAAAGGACACAAATCATGGAACAAGGGTATGAAGTACGATAAGGAACGACTAAACAAGCTTCGCGAGGCGTGGTCGAAGCGGGACAACAAGGACGGTAACCGCAAGCCCGTAAAGCACCTCCAGACCGGTAAGATCTACCGCGGGAGCTGCGATGCCGCGGGTGAATTGGGGCTCTCCAATGCACACGTCTCTCAAGTTCTCCACGGCACTCGCCCCCACACCAAGGGTCATACCTTCTCCTTCGATCTCTCAGCTCCTATTCAACAACCATACCCCCTTCAAATAGTCATTCGTCCGGTCCGACACGACGAAACCGGTATCGTCTATAAGGATATGGGTGAAGCATCTCGGGCACTTAAGATCCCGGCCCCCAATATCCGCAAGGTCCTCATCGGCGAGCGTAAGGCGGCAGGCGGACAACACTTCTTCTATGCAGATTAACCCTTGCCTTCCCCCCTTCCTTCTGCTATAATGTAATAGCTGGCAATTTCGCCAGCAAAGCGGGGTAAGTGTCTTAGGGCGCTCTCCCTAACGTACTGAAGGACCAGACAGCTTTAGGAGTGTTTATCATGGCGAACAGATGGTTCGGGCAAGAATTGAATAATCTTGTCAAGGGTTTGACTCTTCTCGAAGGTCACGTGACCATTGGTGGGTCCGGCGCTACCTCGGCGCTCCAGGGCAGCGGCATCGCCTCTGTTACCCGTATGGCGGCTGGCGTGTACAAGTGCGTTCTCAGCGATCCCTATAACCGCTTCCTCGGCCTCCAGGCAAGTGTTTCGTCTGTCGTGGACACCCCCGCGGACCTCGACACCGTGACCAACGGCAATATCTACGTTATCACCACGGTCGGCGATGCCACCGCGGCTCAGTGGGTTGCCTCAGGTGTTCCTGCTGCGGTTACGCCTGCGGTCGGTGTGGTGTTTGTTGGTATTACGGCCTCGGTGTCTGGCACGACCTCTAAGGTTGCGGCTCTCCTGACCGCCGCGAACCAAGGTATCGAAATTGCTGGCGATCCGAACGCTTCCATCAACCAGTCGGCTTCCCCTCACTTCTACTTCCGCACGATGGGCGCAACGGCTGCGGGCGACACGACTCTGGTCCCGGCTGATCCGGCTAGCGGCTCCAAGCTGCATTTTGCGGTTCTTCTGCGCGTTAGCTCTGTGAAGGGCTCCGGAGAATAAGGGGTGATGTAATGGCAGACCCGAAAAGCATTGCTGCACTGATTGTTAAGAAAGCCGTTCCCGTTCGTAACTCAGAAGAGCAGACTGAGAGCGGTGACAGCATGATCGAGGCAGCGGCAGGTGAGGTTATGGAAGCTCTGCGGGCGAACGACACGAAGGCGTTTGCCGAGGCCTTGCAAAGCTTCATTCAGATTGTCATGCCGTAGTAACGTTCTGCACTACATTGAGCGAGGGGTCATAGGACCCCTTTGCTCTGTGAGGTACCAATGACAAGTAGGGCCGTAACAGTTGCTGAACTCATGACCCGTGCTAGGGAAATGAGCGACATGCAAAAAACGAACTTCATCACTGACGAAGAACTCGTCCGCTACATCTCTAACGAATATACCGAGCTATACGACCTGCTCGTGACACGCTACGACCACTACTATGTCAACCCTACTCCCTTTACTATCACCCAGTCCGGCGTAGACCTCTATGACCTCCCCACGGACTTCTACAAGTTGAGCGGTGTGGAGAAGCAGGTGAACGGATCGGGCGCGCAGTCGTGGCAGACGATGCTACCCTTCAACTTTGCTGAGCGTAATGAGGTCTCTACCTTCAACCTCTTTGCCCAGCGCTACTGTATCGTTGGCGACAAGATCATGTTCCGCGGCAACAGCCTGACTCAGGTTGTGCGCCTCTGGTACATCTCGCCCCCGAAGGAACTGGACAAGAAGGTCACTATCTCGTCAGTGGACCCAACCGGTGACATGTTCACGGCCACTGCCCACGGATTCCTTAACGGCGACTTCCTCTACATTCGCGGGGTCAGCCTCCCAGGAGGTATCGTTGCGAATCAAAAGTACTTTGTGGTCGGAGCCACGACTAATACTTTCCAAGTGTCTCTCATCGAAGACGACGCTGCGATTGATATCACTTCTACAGGCTCTGGTGTAATCAAGGCTGAGTGGTACGGCGCGGGGCAGTCGATTGATGGTGTGTCTGGTTGGGAAGATCTTGTGGCGGTCAATACAGCTATCCGTATGCTGTCAAAAGAAGAGTCTGACACAACGGAGCTTCAGCGTAAGCGGCAGCTTCTGGTCAAGCGTATTGAGGCGGCGGCGCAGTCGCGCGACCAGGCAAACTGCCACAGCGTAACGGACGTGCGGTCGCAAGCTACGTCGGCTGAGTGGCCTTTGGGGTGGTCGTTTTGATCAGCGCTTTCCGCAAGATAGTCGCCAAGGACCACGACCTCCAAAGGGTCCAAGAGAATGCGGCGCTGGCATTCAAGCAAGTACTTGAGAAAGAGCTACTTGACGGGATTATGGTTACGGCGACGGTAGCGGCTACGGCGACGAACATCTCGCATACGCTAGGACGCCTCCCTCTTGGTTTCATTGTAGTGGACCGGCAGGCAGTGGCGAGCGGTACGGAAGGCAACATTGTGCGTACGGCTTGGACGGATAGGATTATCACGCTAAAGACAACCGGCACGGGAGCGGTACCTCTCACCCTTTGGATTTTTTAGAGGTAAACTATGACCACACCAATGAATCTTACGTACCCAACTCCGGGCGTCGGCGGGACCAGCGGGCCTCTCTGGGCACAGTCCTTGAACGATAACTTTGAGCTTATTGAAGATCATGATCACACCTCCGGTAAGGGCGCACCTATCGTCGCAGCCTCTCTCGACATTGACGACGACCTCCCCTTCAACGCTCATCAAGCTACAGAACTTGACGCGGCGCAGTTTGTCGACTCATCCCTCGACCCCTCTACTCCTGCTACGGCAAACAACCTCAGCCTGTTCGCTAAGAACGGCAACCTCTACTTCCAGGACGGGCTCGGTAGTGCCGCAGCGGTGCAGATTACAGCAGCGGGGGCAGTAGCGGGTACTCCGGGGTCCATCGGCTCGTTGACGGCTCCGGCGTCTGTAACCTGGG